TCCTGTTTTAAAACAGTTTGTAGCGCCCCCGAAAGGGCGTAAGTTGTCATAATGACAACTATTTAGTACCCGATAAGCGGGTACCATAAATGGTTATAGTCCGTAATCACGGCGCATAACCTCGTCTACTAATGGGTGTGAAATTACCCTACGAAGCCCAACCAGGGACACCAGAGATTCAAACTCCAGTATTAAGTCATGTCCCAGGTCGTATCTACCATACACGTCATCACGAGTGGGGTAGAATACCTCCTCATCTAATATAACAGTTTTGTGACTATACTTTACGTGGTCAATATATCCACTCTTATGCAATTCATCGAAAAAAGGACACAAAGGCATTAAAGGCTTGTATCTATATCTCTTAAAATATGCATAAGTCAAATAAGTTTGATACCACATTAGCTGTGTCTCGTAATCCTGATTTTTATGTCGAGCAGGCAATGGAATGTGTCGCTGTTTGCAAACACCTGAATATTTAAATAAAATCGCTAAATTGGGCATGACAAACCCATCACATGGTGAATTTTTTAGAAGTTGCATATCAGCTTTCTTGAAGCATTCTTCAAACGTTAACCTCATGCCAATTAAATAGAAGCAATACACGACATCGTATATATCATTAATTGGATGTTGGAAAATGCTAAGTTGATAAGCCAGACAGACCCACGTAAAATTATTTTTTGGAGTTGTGTCTCCTATACCGGACGGTAAATAACCAAATCCTGGTTTAGGCCTCATAATAACCTTTCTATAAGATTCCGCAGACCGAATAGTGAATGGAGACGTAACTATGCCCATCAAGTTAGCGTGGTGGTTGTCCGACAAACCATAAAATTTAGAATAAGTAACGAAACTCTCCAAGGTGTGCGATGAATCATTCGCAGCTATGTCCACATTGTATACCCTCCTGGCACCCAAATTTGGGTTGATTGTGAGTAAGCTATCATCAGAATTGTGGTTTATAAATACGCGACGGTTACTATCCCAAGACATATCAAATACTTCATTAAAACCGGCATTGTTACCGGGAACACTATACTGACATTCTATATCATCGAATACATATGACTCATAAGAGTTTTCCTTAATAGTAGCACTTGCACTAACACGTGGCAAGGAATTTTCAGTATTGCAATCCACGACGACACGTGGGTATTTGTTAAACTTAGCCATTTCACCGGATTTCATCATCCAGTAAAGCATAAGAGTATAAACGGGCAACCCAGCTGTACCATCTGTGATGATCCTCTTCCATGATGCTACGCGCAATTTGAACTTATCGTGTTTTGTATCTTCCAAAGTTTCCAAAGATGATTCGCATATGTCTTCATGTATAATTGGCCGGCGATAGAAAAACAAATCACATAATGTCGACCCGTTAACGGTGTGCCAATCGCGCTGATTAACGTATAATTGTGTATCGAAATCGTTTACGCGACCGCCATACCTCGCGATTGCGATCTGCTCGTGTACCTCAATATACTTAATGCAAAAATGTCGTCTGGTCATGAGTGATATGTTAATGTCCGTAGTATGGTCATACACGACACCATTGTTCCTGAAGCTGTAACCAAAAACTAAATGATATGGGTATCGTACGACTTGTGAATATTGCGGATCTAAGCGAGTCTCTATAGCATCTCTCCTAGCGTTATCAAAAATAATCGTAAAATCATTTGTAACATACCGACTACCACTAATACACTCGAACCTATGATTGAAATGATAGGCTTTAACAACGCGACATGCGTCAAAAGTTCTCCTCCAATAACCAATAATATGAATACCACTATCAAGCGCGCCCAATGTGGGCCGCGCAAAAAATTTGAGTTTTCGGTGACTATAGACTTCCTACGGGATGTAATGTGCTGATTAGCTGCTGTTCTGTAAGACACACAGGGCCTGGATTGCAATTTTTGAGCACAAGCGCTGTTTGTTAAAATCCACTGGCTGTACAATTGATTAAGGGTATACATGACGGTGTAGGTAGTCAGAACATTAGTGTTCAAATTAACGTTGAACGGGACTGGATGCGTTGATAAATATGTATATCCCATGTCGACTCCATTGATAATAACGTTTCCCATACTTGGTATTAATCCTAAGACTTTGCTCACAATAAATTGATGGTATTCTGACTTGCTCCCGCCGCCAGAATAAGTCCCCACGCTATAAAATGAACATTTCTCCCACAATTTATTAAACAATAATAGGTCTATCTGGTGGTCCACGCTATCAGTGTAATTTCCGCCGCGGAAATCGATCTCTAAGGGTGACAATGTGTTAGACCTAAGCCCTGTCTCACTAAGGAAGTCCAAAAATAAATGGAACCATAACCTGCGGTAATAAGTGCCAAGCATAACACCAAATGTGGTGGTTGCATACAGAGGCGTTCCGAATTTAACAAACAACCAGGTCGATAATGAAATCCAGACCAATAAGATGGTCAGTATAATCCATTTGCTATATTCGTGGTCAGATCTTCTGTCACAAATAACCAGGGATGGCATCTCGGGAGAATCAACATCTCGCAATATGCTACCTTTACAGAAGAACAAGTTCTTGAAGATATCCAACAAGGTATAATCTTTGCGCAACCCGGAGTCAAGATCTAGGTATATGGTCCTAACTGGATATTGTGACCGGAGTGGCATTGCTCCTATGACCACCTCCGCGAATTGTCTGTTACCCAACTCAGGGCGTACGTCAATAGCAACTCCACCGGCAACTGGGTTTCCCATACCAGGCAATAGTAAACCTCCCGCCGGTGCACCTGGTGGCAAACCTCTACCACCGATAGGTGCAATTGGCCCTGCGATTGGTCCACCTCCCAGTGGAACACCTGGTGGCAGGCCACCACCACCAATAGGTGCAGGTGCAATTGGTCCGGGGACTAATGGGTCCACAACTGGCCTTATGGCCCGATCGGCAACATTGAACAGTCTGGCAAGATTGTAAACTCTATTGCGGTCAGGCCTATTACGCTCATTGACATATTCCATAAACCTTGGCAATTCGTGTAACGTGGTAGCATTTGCATGTAGTACGAAGTCATTAGCAGCATCTAAATCGCGATCTTCTAATAAGCGGTCAATATAATCGTTGACGGCTCGTGCATTGATGCCGATGAGCCTAGGTGGGTCTATCCTGTTCAATAAAAATTGACGGTTCATTTGATTTAGCTGATCAATTGGGGCTACAGCCACTGGGTCCATCATTCCACCGATCCCCAATGGGTGGTAAGTTATACATTCGCCACTGTCTTGTGTAACCATGGTCGACAAAAGTTGATCACGATCAGCTGGTCGGCGTCCTACGGTATATCTAAATGGGACATCTCCGAATGCTTTCCTGAGGGTTAAAGTTGATGCGACTTCGTTGAACATAGGATGTGCGACGCAACCGCGTGCTGGTCTCATTTGGATGTTGTAATAACTAGCGTTGCCTCCTGTTAAGGGTGTGTTGTTGTTATCGCTAGTTATTGTTACATCGTACGAGATAATTGAATCGTCGTCGTCTTCAGTAGGCAATGTGGGAATTGTGACCTGCTCATAATCAGTCATATTGCTAGATATACCGTATACTTCCATAATCTGTTCAAAAGGATCAGGTGACTCAGCAGGTATGATAGGTGCGTCCGGTGGCTCAATGTAATCATCCACCTTATGGTAATGGTCTGTCTCGAGGAAGCCCGGACAAGGTCTATCGGTACACTCATATAGTTCACTACTTTTGCAAGGCTTACATAACTTTTTCCTGATGCGGCGGATAGCATTGGAATCTTTCTTTCCAGCGCTAGTCATCTTGTGCCAATGGCGCGGCTTAGGGCATTCTTTTAGCGCACATGGTTGATAGACGGTATCCTCTGGAACGTCGTCAGTGTTGGTCGCCTCGCCATTCGATCCATTAATTTGTGAAAATTTTTTAGGGTTGACCATCAACCAATTAAGCCCAGCACCTCTAAGAAAATCTTCGTAAGCAAGATGCGACTTCTTGATCGCATTCAGCATTTTTGTACTATACATTCCAAACCTATAAAAAAAGGAACCAGTACTATTCAAATAATCCAGATAAGTATCTGTTGTGACGTTACTGAGTGAGTAGTAACTAATCTCTACTGCCTTTCCGATAGTTTGTTTAACGTCAACTGTCAATAAGGTTGTGTACCTAATATCCCCAGTGTGCAGGGAATAAGAGCAAGTGGCGGAAGTGCCGGTAACACCAGCAGTGGTCCAAATTCCATAATAAACCTTAAATATGGGCCACATCTGCAAGTGGTTCATGACGAATAGGTTGGCGGTAAATTCTAAATGCCGGTAAGCTGACTGCGTCAAACCCACTGAGGTGCCGTAAACATCGGCGCCAATGTTCGAGATTGTGTAATTGTTGCTCACAATCTGAAATGTTGGTTGTCGGACATATTTGTCCCAAGTGGAGGTTAGAGTTGCTATAGATGTCGATAGGTTGGATATGAGTATTAAGCCAAGTAGCGTTTTGTTTCCAATATGTACTTGCTTAAGCGCTGGCTTGCGCATGCCAACCCATCACATAAGAGCAGCACCGTTGCTCTCCATCCATGAAATTGCTTTCATTATAGCTGGAGACCATGCCGCCCATGCATCGATGCCCTTTTCGACGACACTTATCAGGCTGTCAGGATCATTCCAGATAGCCTTATGTGCTGTCTCCACAATAGCAGTTGAACCAACCGCAGATCTCTCATTTGATTGCGCAGGTGTGATGCTAGTAACAGTACCCGTGGGCGCTGCGACCGCCTCGACATTAAGGACTAGCCTTACTTTAAGGCTAGAGCTCGATGGCACTAATCCCGTGCAACTAACGAATGCTCCCATGAAGCCGTCTGCCGATGTTGCTTCCTTTCCAATACCGGAAGTATTCTGCCCCATGTTAACAATAGAATTAAAATTAAAACTAGTCGCCACAGACGCTGTTGAGAAGGCTTGATCTTGTTTAATCATAGTGACGTCTTCCCAAGATCCGTTTAATAGTGCGAACCTACCTTGAGATGGCCGGAAACCTAAAGATGCTCCCGAATATGCCGGCATTGTAACGAACAAATCTTTACCGACGATATTATTTAAGGGCATGGTACTGGTCGTACTAGCTGTTGGTAAAGCGTCAGCAGTCGCTACTGATAACCCAAGAGAATTGATGAACTGATTGTTATAACCAGTTGCTGATAGAATTCCACCTGCGGTCAAAAAGGCTAAGTCTATGCCGCCGTTTGGTAAACAGGGTAATAGCCCTGCTGTCACTGATCCTTGAACAGTATTGGCATTAGCCATTGATTCCAAAGCTATAGCTGCGCTCGTAATTCTCCAGGATGAGTATTCATTCATTTGAGTTGGGGATGTCATTCCGAATATCCTATTATCTGTAGACCATGATTTTAATAGCCCTTGGTTGACTGTGGAAACGACACCATTTGCCATCATAACAGTTTGATATATATTGGGTAAGACAGCGAACGAGAGAGTACCTGAGGAGTCTGCCGTGGGAGTGAAGGCTGACTCTAGTCTGAAAGATGCAGTGGGCAATGAATAAGAGTCCGGGACTCTCGAAATAAACTTAAATGGATTAGCTTGGGATTTTAGAAATTCAGACCCCATATTCGGTGTACGCTTACCGATTTGTGAGTTCATGCTAACTGATGGTTGCCTAACCATTTTTGTGTTGTTTTGCTTCTGCTTTGGCTGTTGCTTCTTGTCATAGGCTCTTGGGTTGGATGAGTTAACCCTAATAACTTCATTTATCACAACCTGGGGACTTTTCTTCTTATCCTTACCTTTGCCACCAAATAAGCGGGGTAATACGTGCACGATGGCGAATTTCCCTAGGCTCTCTACCTGGCTTAAATCAAAACCATGCACGAGGGATCTAGCATCAACAAACCACTTGTCGATAATTTCCCGCAGGTGTGCTAGACTGGATACATTGCATCGATATCTGTGATCACCGATTTGCAAAAACACTTGTATCGGCCCAACCTGTTGAGCTAAATCAGCAACGAACAAATCGTGTTTGGATTGTCTAGCTAACGGGGGGATCTCGTCTCTTGGAGAATATACCTTGAGAATGTCTACAGCCTTACTATCCATCCCACCTAGGCCCAATGGCCTATATGATAAGTTATGGTCAGGGGTCGGGGCTTTGTCATCAAGAGTGCGATGCATGTATAGAGGTTTAGTTGTGTCGACAACTCTACCTCCTAAGGTATAGACTCCTTTATATGGCAACTCATCAACGATTACACTGAAGATGCTGATTGCTTTAACGGACTCGATTCCTCTAACCTTGATCATAAAGGGCATCATGTCTCCAATGGTTGACGTTTCGCTAGCCACGAGAGCTGTTGACCCTCCTCTACCACTAGGAGTAAATGTGACCTTATAGTCATCCGTTGCTAGCTGGCCGTCATTGCACCTGTGTTCAAGAATAGGCTTAGTAACATCGACGACGTTTCCGCCACACTTAAATACTCCTACCATCTTACTAAAGTCAGGTATAGAGTCTTTTAATGGCTTGTACAAGGGGACGTTCTTGACTCCGGGAACGCCACTGACCCGTATCACCATGACACTGGACTCTAACGAGTGCGGCTGAAGTGACACAGGTATCTTTTCACTAAGGAATCCGTGGACAAATGGTCCGACATCCTTCGGTTCAATCGAAAGATTCCGTCTACGGTCTAAAGCAGTCCACTTCTTAATGGATAATGCCAAAGCCTTGTAGTCGTACTGTCTTCTGTAACGCGAGAATATATAATTCTCTGTGTCACGAATCAAACTGGCATACTTAGGTTTGACGATGACCAAGTTGCGCTTAGACGAATACTTTGGTTTTGGCGCACCCTTAACTATGCGCTTACCAAAATCGCTCCTAAGCCTGCTGCCAAAACTAGCAGGCTTTTCCTCTCTAACTTTGCGGATTTTCCCTGAATCCTGAGTACGTAGTGGATTTGATCCTCCACCGAATTTATTCTTCTTGCCGGTTGAGTGACGAATGTGTTTAGTTAGCTTGGTTGTATTCATGATGATTGTAAAAAGTTGCTCCATAAAATATATGAAGCGCTGATACCACAGCTTGGAATTTTCCCGG